CGTCCAGAGGAGTTTGTGGTTGTAAATGTAAAGAGAGATCCCGAATGGTGGACAACAAATTTACCGATAATGAAGGAATTCTGGGACAAGGTTCTCTACTATAGGGAACACCTGGATGAACTCCCCAAACCCAAGGAGAAGAAAACCCGCAAGAAGAAAGAGGTGCCCCCACCCGTATGTGAAATTCAACCAATTTCCGACGAGGATATGTATGTTGATGATTGAAGGGTTTTACGAGCTTCCTCTTCTCTAATATTGTATTTTTAAAATTTCAGACAACTGTGACAGATTCTTGACTACCTAAGTGTACCACCCCTATGTAAAAATCAAACGAAAACCATGACTATTGAGGAACACTATAACCGCGCAAAGGACAATTTCAATGGTAGGCTATTCGCCCCCTACCAACGTGAAGGCGTACTCTGGATGCTTACAATGGAGAACCAAACATCTGGACCGAGGGGAGGTTTCCTCTGTGATGAAATGGGGCTTGGCAAAAGTGCGCAATTGATTGCTACGATGCTTGGAAACCCCAAAAAGAGTACTCTCATCGTCGTACCCAAGAGCATTATTACGCAGTGGGCAAATGAAATCAAAAAGTTTGCTCCGCAACTTTCCGTCCACCTCTTTGATGGACCAAAGAGACACCTCAAAGAGGCGGACATCGTCATCGCACCCTACTCGCTCCTCTCAACTCCTGAAGATACACCAATCCATACACATACATGGGATCGGGTTATACTTGATGAAGCTCACGAAATTCGGAACAAGTCGTCAAGACTCTTCAAGAGTGTGTGTCGTCTCAAGACTGATATTAAGTGGATTGTGACGGGTACACCAGTTTTCAACTCTATGAACGACTTTGTCTCCCTTTGCGCCTTCCTTGGTATTGAGAAGTCACTTGTTCAAGGTATGACGAATAAAATCCAAGATATCTACATTCTTCGTCGTACCAAGGATGACTTGGCAAAAATCAACAGTAGATTGGAACTTCCCCCGTGTCACTTTGAAAATGTTGAACTTGATATGTTCCCAGATGAGAGACAGCTCTATGAATTTGTTTTCAAAGATGCCCAAGATACAATCAAGGATGCGTTCAAACACGCCATCAGCCTCAATGCAAAGAATATGGTTATTCTTGAGTGTTTATTGAGAGCGCGACAATGCTGTATCCTTCCACAGATGTACTTAGATGGTATCGCAAAGCAGAGTGGCACACAACCTGAACAGTGGATTGGTAGGTCTAACAAGATGGAGACCCTTTTCAATATGATTAAGGCACACCCAAATGAAAAGACCCTCGTCTTCTGTCAGTTCCGAGGTGAGATGGACTACATCCAACAGAACATGGAATGCCCCACTTTCCGTATTGATGGTTCCGTTCCCAAGGATGAGAGAGACAATCAAGTCAATGCGTTTAAAAAAGCACCAGCGGGTGCAGTTTTTATCATCCAAATCAAATCGGGGGGGCAAGGACTCAACCTCCAAGAGGCGACTCGTGTGTATATCACAGGTCCTTCGTGGAACCCCGCGACAGAACTTCAAGCTGTGGGTCGCAGTCATCGCACAGGACAAACGAAACAGGTCTATGTCAAGAAACTCATATACAAAGAGACTGATACATTTGTGAGTGTTGAGGAAGAAATGATGGCACTTCAAGGTCACAAATCTATCGTGTGTTCAAAAGTCCTAAATGACGAAAGAATTGAAAATCAAATACCAGTCAAGAGAACTACAGAGAGGATTTCAATCTTGGACATCAAGAAAATTTTCAAAGCCTAATATATAAAAAGATGTCTATGAAACCAATTGGAAGTCGTGCCGAAGTTTTCCACGGAACAGCCGAAAAGACCTCGGGTGGTCTCCGCGCGAAGGATCTCATGTTGGATGCCAAGGATGGGCAGATAAAAAGCGTTGCTGCTCACCAAGCTGCCCTTGACCGCATGAAGAAGGAGGGTAAGAAGCACTTGACCAAGGTGTTCAAGCCAAAGAAGGGTAAGTTTGCGCTCCAGCCCAAGGAAGGTACTGCCGCTTACAAGAAGAAGGTGAAGAAGATGGCGTAAAAATTTGTAGGCCTATTACAAGAATGACTCTTGCAAAGTGGGATGAGTCTGTACGATTGGCTAAGATCAAGTTAGGTTTGGACCCTAAGCGATTTACCAAGATTCAGGGCAAATTGCTTAGAGAGGCTCAGATCATATATCACCTTCTACTTTTGAATAAAAACAAGAATACTTAAATTTGAAATTGAAATCCCTTGAGATTTTGTGGTTCATAAACAACCAACTGATTAAGTTTCCAAGTACAACCGAACTTTCTATTCAAGAAATACACACTATTGAGTTCAACAATAGAATGTCCACTGTTTCTTGCATAGAGACCATTTGAAACCTCCGTCTTGATTGGGTTTTTGTTTGCGTCATAGACAGCCGCTTTGATCATATTATGATGATCGATGTCGACCTTCACACGAAATTTAGGTTCGCGATCGGGGCTTTCCTTTACATTTGAATTAAACATTGGTTGGATTTCATCAAGTGTCATCTTCTTCCCAAAGATCTTTTCACTTTGTTCAACGACAGCATCAATGATTTTACTTTCAATTTGTCTTAGGGATTCATAAAACTTTTTGATGTAACTCCCCTCTTCATCATGACCCTTGAGAGCCAAATCTACATTGTATTTAGTTGGTCCGACTTCAGGTGTGAAACCCGAAACACCGAATGGCATGTAAAGCCTTGGAAATTGAATTCTCATCGGTGTACCTTCCTTTGTAGAAAGAACAATCTTTCGGTTGTTAAACTCGGCGATTTCTAGATTTTCAATAGCGTCGTTAATTTTGGACATTATGCTAATTGAACATGTAATCAAAGCTTTAAGCTGAACAGGCTACACACTCTGGCTCCAAACTGAACTGAATTGGGCGCGCCTTTGCCTTAGATCGGAGGTAATACATCCCCGTTTTGAGACCCTTCTTCCAACTGTACATGTGCATAGAAGAGAGCTTGGACATCGTTGGACTTTCCATGAAGAGATTCATACTTTGACTTTGATCAATGAAGCGACCACGATCTGCGGCCATGTCAATGACATCCTTCATCTTGATTTCCCAAACTGTGCGGTACAACTTCTTAATTTCATCTGGAATATCCACAATATTTTGAATGGAACCACCCGCTTTCACCATGAGATCCTTCATATCCTTCGACCAGAGACCAATCTCTTTGAGGTCATCCACGAGATGCTTGTTGACAATCACAAACTCTCCCGCGAGGGTTCTTCTCAGATAGATGTTCGTCGTGTAGGGTTCAAAGCATTCATTATTACCCAAGATTTGTGCGGTGGAGGCTGTTGGCATTGGAGCCATGAGGAGACTATTACGAAGACCCTTCTCCTTGATGCGTTCCTTGAGAGCGTCCCAGTCGTAGTGAAGCTTGGTCTCACCTTCCCACATATCATATTGAAGCACCCCTTGTGAAGCTGGAGAACCCTCAAAGGTTTCATATGGACCATCAACCTCTGCCAACTCTGAACTCGCCTCAAGGGCGGCGTGATACATGGTCTCAAATATACGCGCATTGATTTCCTTCGCTTCGTCGGAATCAAATGCGTGGCGACAAAGAATGAATACATCCGCGAGACCTTGAACACCGAGACCAATTGGACGGTGTCTCATATTAGATTTGCGAGCAGTCTCAACGGGGTAAAAATTTCTATCAATAACTCTGTTTAGGTTTTTGGTGACAGTTTTCGTAACTTCGTGGAGTTTTTCATAATCAAATGTCTTTGTCTCTGGATCCACATACTTGGGGAGAGCGATTGATGCGAGGTTACACACAGCCGTCTCATCTTTGTCTGTAAATTCCAAGATTTCTGTACAGAGATTGGAACTCTTGATCACACCCAAGTTCTTTTGGTTACTCTTTTGGTTACAGGCGTCTTTGTAAAGCATGTATGGTGTACCAGTCTCGGTTTGAGACTTGAGAATAGCTTTCCACACATCGGCAGCTGGCACCGTCGCAGTCGCCCGACCTTCTTCCTCGTACTTTGTGTAGAGGGCTTCAAACTCTTCACCCACGGTATCGGAGAGACCAGGTGCCTTGTCTGGACAAAAGAGAGACCAATTGCCACTCTCCTCAACTCTCTTCATGAAGAGATCTGGAATCCAGAGAGCGGAGAAGAGATCGCGGCACCGCGCCTCCTCGTCACCTTGGTTGAGACGCAACTCAAGGAAGTCTAGAATATCCGCATGCCATGGCTCGAGATAGACCGCGATAGATCCCTTGCGACGTCCAGCTTGATTTACATAGCGTGCTGTAGCGTTAAATACGCGAAGCATGGGAATAATACCATCTGATTGACCATTTGTACCTCTAATACGAGACTTGTTGGCTCTGACATCATGGATGTGCATCCCGATACCCCCAGCCCACTTTGAGATTTGTGCACACTCGGTGAGTGTTCCATATATACCATTTATTGAATCCTCCTTGTTTGCAATAAGGAAACAACTGGACATTTGGGGTCTCGGTGTACCAGCGTTGAAGAGGGTTGGGGTTGCGTGGATGAACATACCACGGGACATCTTATCATAGGTGTCAAGAACAGAGGGAATATCCTCACCATGAATACCAATAGATACCCTCATAAACATATATTGTGGAGTTTCCATCAAGACACCTTCAAGTCTTTGTAAATACGATTTTTCTAAAGTTTTCAGACCAAAATAACCAAAGTCGTAGTCTCTCTTCGTGTCAATGTCATCTTTGACACGACCGGCGATCTGGGCAACTTCATCCGTGATGATGCCAGCTTTTGCGAGCTTTTTCATAGCCATGTAGAAGTTGTTTGGACACACCTTTTGAATATTACTTGCGGTTATACGAGTTGCGAGAACTTCATAGTCTGGATCGGTTGTGATCATCCCGATACATATTTCAGCAGAAAGTGTATCAATTTCATGTGTGGTGATGCCGTCGTACATAGATGAAAACACCTGCTGGGCAACTTTAGACGAATCACAATTTTCAGAGAGTCCATATGTTAGTTTTTTGATCCTATTGGTGACATTGTCAAATTTCATGTCTTCAATACGACCGGAGCGCTTTGTGACTCTCATGACTGTTTACTAATTAAACAACTTGTTTTATTTTTAACTTACTTGCGACACTTTCCCAAATCACCACTTCTCACTGGGACAGTGCCGACAACTTCCATCTTTCGGTCGGGCTGGAGAAGATAGGTGTTGACATTAAATGCCCCCAGTTCACCAGGCTTAGTGATTGGGGCGTATGACCCAACGAAGCAGGCTGGGGGTTGGCATGGGATTTGTTCAACATTTGTGGGTTTTCCGTTGTATGTCTCATCGAAGTCAGCGATGTTCAACATTTAGTATTTACAAAGTTTTTTTTCCGAGGGTATATTAAATGTGTGACAACCTCCACCTCGACTCTCTCAAGCAGTGTGAGACTCCACTCAACACCCTATTTTTTTCCGAGTTCAACCAAAATATCCTCCAGCGTGGAATCCGTCAAGCCTTCAAGAACAAAACCGGTATTGCTATTGACCGTCAAAACCCAGATGATCTTTATGGTATTATGAGAGTTGTCTTCATCAATAACGCTGGTGATCACCACGCAAATATAAATGATCAGGTGCGAAGTATGAATGCGCGTGTCATTGAGAGTGCCTTGACACAGATAAAAACAGGTGTTTCCCAATACATGGCATACATTAAGGAAATTGACACTATCAGCGCTCCCCTGGATCTTCCCCAAAACACGAGTACTTATGGTAATAAGATCGAGAAGAATAACAAGATTGGTATCAATTAAAGTTTTGAATCGTTAACAAGATAAGATGAGTTTAAACTACTACAAAACTGAAACTGAAAAAGTGTGTAAGTCAAAGGGATGGGATCGTGCTGCAGTTGACACAGTGTGGCTTTTACTTACAGAAGAATTTGGAGAACTCGCGTCAGCTATTCGTCAATACAAGAGAACCTTCAAGAAAACGGGACTAAAAAAGGAGAGGGGTACGGATGTTATGATGGAAATGGGTGATGTTTTTAGTTATTTGTTTCAATTGGCACATATGTTAGATGTAGATCTTGATAAGATGTGGGAAGAACATAAATGCAAAATGAAGACTAAAAAATATAATCTTCGATAATATTAATTATGAGTAAATTTATGCTCAAAGATGAAGATGCGATCGATGACATCAACCCATTTGTCTCGCGCGAATTCTCCCTTCCAGGGGGTGTGGGGCAGACGGGTGATTTTGCCGACTTCTCTGTGACGCGTGATGAACCTGGTATACCAGAACCAACACGGAGTGTGTTTTGTGACTATTCTTTATGTAAGGAGGGCGCAGATGAATGTCCTTTATCTAGACCACTTCATCCACGAAGAAATATAGATACCGGTTTTGTCAATAAGGATAGTACGAACAAATATGTACGTATTGGTGTCGCAAACAAGCCAGTGTTTTCACTCACTGGATGGATAATAATTCTTATTGTATTTTTTACAATTCTATATTATGCACGACGCTAAAGAAGTACTCGAGACGAGATTCATCTTGCGTTCTTTGAATGAGATCCAATAGGGTATCTTCACAAAACTTTTTAATAAACTCCCTTTGCCAAGCACTCTTAATGTTAATCCAAGGTGGCTGGAATGTGGGATCTAGAATTTTGCTCGCGTGCGCTACCCGAATATATGTATGAATGTTTTGTCTATCCGCGATAATGTTCTCGACGGCAAGTTCTGCCATCTTTTGGCGAACTTCGAGGGTCTTTTCGCACATGGTGTCTAGGAACTTTTCATATGGAATTGATTGTGTTTTAGATGTAAGAACAACCCAATCGGCGAGGGGTTTTGTATTTATGTAATCAATGTAGGTCATATAACCTTTGCCTCTCACAAATCGTTCGTGAACAATTTCAACATAATCAAGTTCAGACTCAACATCATAGACAGCTTTAGCCGTCTTAATGAATGATGTCATTTGCAATAGAAACAAATTAAATCTCTAAGTAAAGTATAACAAATATGTCAGTTGTATCGATGCTTGCGGGTGTTGGTCTTCTCAGTGTCTGTTGCCTTTCTTCAAGCGTAGCAACGACTATGATGGGTGGTGAGAAAATCACCAGTACGACGATGGGTTCTACGGGACCAGCTCCTCCAAGCGGTCCACCAAAAGGTCGCTATGTGAAATTGGAGCATACAGTTGCTTATGATGAGAGTGCGGAGGGTAATGTTGATGATAAAAATAAAATCATAAACCTCGCCGAACTTGAAGTGTTTGACGTGAGTGGCACTAACTTAGCGGCTTCCAAGTCTGTTACGGGTAGCTCACAATATCCAGCTCCTCATTTATGGTCAAATCTTACCGATGGTGATAAAACCAATTTTGCTCACACCCTTGGTAGAACTCCAAGTGAATACGATTCTATGACAGTTGATCTTGGTTCGGTGAAAGAAATTAAAAAGCTTATCATCACTAACCGAACTTCTTGTTGTAAAAATAGAGCCGTTGGTATTAAAGTAGTCATCCTTGGTGCTGATGGTACCACTGTTATTAAAGAGACACCAGCTATTACTACTGTAGCTGATACTTACACTCTCACATTTCCAACAAATACATGGAGTTAGTGCCTAAGTCAACTTCAACCCAGTCAAAATCAAACAAAAACGAGGAACCTGCTACATATATGTATTCGGCAATAGCCAACAACAGTTTTTCCTACATTCTCACAGTTGATGAGTTTAGAAATGAGCTTCCAGAAGAAACGAGACCTTCTTGGATAAAGATTACAACGATTACAATGGTTTCAAGCTTTATCCAGAATATTGACATTAAAAAACTTCGCCATATTTTTGAGAATCTGGAAACATTTAAATTGAAACGTACAAACACCAAAGGTGATGGTGGTTTTGTGTGGAAATTAAAGCCCACAACTTTTTACAATCAAGTTACACTTACTTATCATGATACTTACAGTACCAAATCTGTCAAAGTTTTCCCAAATGGCTCTATCCAAGTTGCAGGTTGTTGCGATCTTTTCGATTGTAAGCGAATCATTACACAACTGACTTATATTTTCAAGACTTTTTTGGGACTCGAAACTGAAATGCCGATAGATTCTTTTCGGGTGGTTATGATCAACTCAAACTTCAGTCTCAACTACAACATCAATCTCATGCGAGTGGCCCAGCACTTTGAGAATCACCCAGATGTCTTCAAAGTTTCTTTTGAACCGGATAGATACAGTGCAGTAAAGATTAAATTTCAACCAGCTCAAGATATGAAAGAAATCACCACAAGTATTTTTTCCACTGGCAAAATAATCATCACTGGGGCGGAGACACTCAAAGAGATTGCTTTTGCATATAACATTATTAATCAACACATTAATAATGATTCCCAAATCCGTGTGTCGCCAACAGAAGAAAAGGATATATTTAATGTGTTCTTGGGGCATAAATGCGAACCTATGGTTGAATTTCTTAGAAAGAAGGGTTTCAGTTCGTGGATTCAAACAATCACCAACCGACAAATTAATTTCTAATTATATTGTAATAAAAATGTCTCAACGACTTGGAATGGCCGATGGTCGATGCTTTACCATGAACTCCTCAGCCCAACTTACTAATAACTATATTATGAAGCAAAATGGTATCACTTTCGAGGATAACTACAGCTACCGCCAACTTCTCCAAAAAAATGGTCCAGAACTTCTTAACAAGTTGCCCGAACAATCCAGGGGTAAGTGTGATTCGTGTGATCAAATCACCGACATGTCCAAGATTTATTAGGTGAGGTAAATTTTAATAAAAACTTTAAACCCATACTCTAGAATGTCACAATGTGCCATATGTCTCAATGACGTCAGATCGACGAGGACCAATTCTCCGATCAGATGTGGGCATATGTTTCATTCCCACTGTCTAGAGGAATGGAAAGGTAAAGGTAAGAACACCTGTCCACTTTGTAGAAAAGTATTTGATGTTTCACAGTTTAAGGTGACTGTGACGGTTCAGAACAATTACACAGCGCAGTCGAACGCTGTGTCATTGCAGAGTGAAGCCATTTTCAATATAATGGATATATTTGATATGTCTTTTGATGTTGAAAATACATTAGATTTAGACAGTCTTCTGTCTGACCTTGGGATGAGTCTTTCCGACCTTGATTCCCTTGTCCTTGACGCAGAATGAGCTACAGTACTTGTCATAGTTTAGTCCAGGGTAGTTCCTATCCGCTTTACGAGGATCCTTAATGGGTTTACCAGATGCATCAACCAGAAGTGGACCCGTGGCCCACCCCCGCTTGTGGCTGAAGACATTGGCTCTAAAAACGATTCTCTTATTTGGTATAAACTTACCAGCACGCTTGACTCTCGACAAAGGTATTTTGAAGAATTTGGCGACAGATTCCTGTGTATCACCTGGCTTAACACGGTATTCTACGACACCGTGTTGAACATAGAAGTGGAAGTCTCCTTGACGAATATAGTTTGTCGGTCTTCCAGGACACACAAACATCATCACCTTATAGTACCCCTTTTTACACTTTTCATTGGGTTTGACACGATATATCTTTGCGGGGTTATCCGAAATAACGCGCTTTGGGAGACCCGTACAGTGTGTATAGTTGTGGTTTCTATTGGAAAGACCCGAGCGATCACCTGGAATAGATTTTTGAAATCTATACGCTTCATAGTCGCCCACGGCATATGCATAACAATTGTTATTGCCTATACCAGTAGAAGTTCCCCAACGTTTGTTGGTGAATTTTCTTTCAGACCCACTGAGAGGGAGGTCCTTCATTTGTAGTGTATGTAGAAAAAAATATTGTTACACATTAAAATGCAAGTCCTCGACCGTGTCGCCAAGTCTCAAACCAAGTCGGACATGCTCACCGAGCTTCTCCTCTTCATTCTTAACGTTCTTATCGCGACCTTCGTTCTCCGTTTCGCGTGGAACCGATCCCTTGTGAAGCACATTACCGTTCTCAAGCCAATTTCTACCATGCTTGATGCTTTCATCCTCGCTCTCTCTTTGAGCATTATCCGTGCTTAAATCTCACTGTAACCCACGATCTTTTCCCCATTGGGGCTAACAAGAGTTGGGAAGGCTTCCATGCCTGAACAACCTTCTTTTTCACAGTCAACAAACTTGAATGGCTTATCAGCCTTTTTCATGTACTCCAACTGTTTACGAGTCCAACCACAGCCCATGGTCCCGTAAATAGTCCACTGTTCTCCATTTGAAACTGACGCACTGACGGTAACATCAAGGCGTCGCTTTCCTGTTTGGGAGAGAATCAAAAGATCAATGAGGATGAGGAGAGCAAGAAGCCACATATTTTATACTATACGATTACATATTTTTTATGAATTTACACATTTGTTCTTTGGTTAAGTTTGAATCTAATTTGAACATTTTGACTAATTCTTCCTTCTTGTAGAGACGACACTTACGCCGATCAATTTTGAGATCACCATTCTTGTTGATGAATATTTTTGGTTTGTTAACCGCAATCTTCTTTTCAATTTCACGAACTTGTGACATCACGGATGGTTTGCGTTTGGCAATACCAGGTCTCTTTGGTGGAAGCTTCTTCTTTTCAGCTTCCTTTTGAAGAACAGCCCTCGCACGACGAATGGCGCTCATAGTGGCAGGTTTCGCGGGTGTTTTGGGTTTGAGTGCCACAGTCTTTTTTGGGATAATCTTTCTGAGAATGGCAATCTTCTTCTTAGCTTGAAGGAATGGGTGTTTCAAGATTTGGACATAGGTTGGAAGACCTGTGTGTTTTAGAGGGCGGAGACGGAAATCTTTGGTAACAGGTGATGATCTAAGAAGATATTGTCGTGAAAAGAGGTCTTCCATGAAATGACGCACTGGCACAGATTTTGTGTAATTGTATATGATGTTAAGAATGTAGTGTGCGTCATACATTTGATGCGATCCAGAGTAAATACCAGAATTCTTAAACTCACCACTCACGACATTTGGGTTTCTAATACCTTCGATCGTGGACATACCAAAATCAATCATAATGGGTTTGTTACCCTTCAATACGAGAATGTTGTTCCAATGAAGATCATGGTGTCTAAACTTTGGATACTTTTCGTGAATTGCTTTCAAGTTTGTGATGAGTTGAGAAATCACTTGACGATAATCTTCGGGTGATTGACTCCTTTTGATCCATTTTTCGAGGGGTTCACCCTCAATGTATTCAAAATAAAGAACATCATCGCGATCACACGATTTGAAGTGATACATGCGAGGCACCCCCATACCTCTCAACTTTTCCGCGATGCGATACTCCATTCGGGCACTTGGTTCTGTCGTGACTTTGATGGCAACTTGTGTTTTACATTTGTCATCGAGACATCCATAGAAGACAGTACCGTACGTACCTTTGCCGATTACTCTGAGTCGGGTAGCCTTGTTAATCTTGAGTGGTGTCATTTGAATCTTTGTAAAAAATTGTTGTTCTGGGTAGCACGCCTTTTGCCCCCTTATCAATTTCTTAACTTCTTCACCGACCGCGTTCTTCTGAGAACTGGTCTTGGCGTTGTTGGCGATGTGGACGAGGTCCGCGAGTTTCACCATACTTATTACATACTAACAAATTTTTCATCGTACCATTTTGAAACCTCCGGGACGTCAATCTCATAAAGTAGATCTTCTAATTCTTTCTCATCCATATGAAACATGGCTTGTTCAAGCACTTTTAAGTTCTGACTCACGACAGCACCACACATGACTGAACGACCCATAACCTTCATAATTTCATGCCAGTGATATTGTGACTCTTTTCTACACACCTTTCTAAAAGCTTGGTACATATGATACGCTTCATTATGGTCTGGATGTTGTGCAATCAGAAAAGTTAGGTATTCTTCCTGATCCCCTTCATTAAGCATTACATAATCCACATATTCTACAATCTCACATTCCATTTTCATGAGAGTGATAGCATCTCCATCCCTGATAACTTCTGTAAGATCCCTTTGATTCTCAATGAAATTCATTCTGTTACGATATCTACTGAAATATAGATTACTTAGGTATGACAACATCTATCTTAATTCTTCTTGAGAGAATAACTTCATATGTAACTTGATTCATAAGTTTCATATCAAATTTGAGGAATTATTTGATTACAATTTAATTATTTATTCTTCGTCTACTTCAACTTCCTCTTCTTCTTCATCAACCTCATCCTCTTCTGGGAGGTCAAGACCTTGGAAAGCAAAGGATGGGAGCTTGGTGGATTGCTCAAGGAGAGCTTGTTGAAGACGGATCGTCACACCAAACTTGTTGTCAATGAACCAAATGGAACTGACATCAACAATAGCCATAGCCTTTTGTCCCTTCTCAACACTGTCAAGGGGGACAGCCTCCTTTTGCATACTGTAAGCTTCTGGGACGAAAGTACCATCCGGCTTAGTGGCAATCTTAAGCTTGAGGGTAGATGGATATGGCTCCTTACCTGGGCGCACAATTGGCTTGTAGAGAGCTTCACGGAGAACCGCGACATTGAACTCCTTACCGAGCCATTCCTTGGAGTTCTCGGCGACAGTGTTGACGATGAGTTCATCAAGCTCCTTCAACTTGTCATGAAGGTCCATCGCTTCAGCATTATCAGAGTCAAAGCTGAGGTCAAGAGAATAAGTAGTGCGTCCAGTGCCTTCGTCAGTGAACGCACTGAGTCCATATGGGGAACGCATGAATGGGAGTTGAAGGTAGAGTTTTTTGTTGTCGCCACCGTTCAAGTAGACGGTCTTACCGCCATTCTTATTCTTACGGAGTTTTGAAAAGCCTACAGAAGAGGCAGAAAATTCAGAGGATCGTTGGATAGCAAGCGACATTTGTAGTGGGTATTATATATCTACTGGGATGCTAGACTTTAAGTCATTTTTTTTGTGTGACTAAAGTAAACATAATCATGGGTCTTTTTAAAGACTGCGGCTGTGGGTGTAATGGTCAGAAGCAACAGGAGAAGTTTGTGACTTCCCTCATTTCTGGTCTCACCTTTTTCATCATCGCGAATCCAGAAACTTTCCGACTCGTCAGGCGAGTCCTCGGTCCACGCATCGCGACTCCCAACGGTTGTCCATCAACCATGGGTCTTCTTGTACACTCCCTTGTGTTCATCCTCGTCGTGTGGGGTATGATGAATGTCAAGAGTGACGCACCACCACTTCCAATTGTTGAAGAGGAAGAAGATGATGCTTACATCGTTCAACCTAAGCGAATGGCCGATATAGTTCCAGAACCAGGAATGGAGGAACCAGGACTCATGGATTCTGGTGTTGTTTTGGGTTCTCTTGATATTACCGGACCTTCCTTGTAAGTACAACAAACGAACGATCGGTCGTTTGTTCGATTTTTAAAATGTCATTATTTTTGATTTTTTCATAGATATTATTCACATGTTTATCGGAAATAGTCCAGCAATTTTCGATAAATATTTGACCATTAGATTCGACAATCAGAGGTCCGGGTCCGCCAACCACTGATTGTAGAATTGCGTGCATGCGTGCTTACTAGATATTTGTGTCTAATCTTTAAAAGTCTTCATCAAAACCAATTTCATCTGAAGTGTCGTCCATCTTGCCATAGTCACCAACCCTCTTTTCGAAGAAGTTTGTCTTCCCGTCGAGGCTAATGTTCTCCATGAAGTCAAATGGATTCTTGGAGTTCCAAATTGGAGGCACCCCGATCTGCTTCAACAATCTATCAGATACATACTCAATATATTCGGACATCTTTTCAGAATTCATACCGATGAGAGCGCATGGAAGGGCATCCAATATGAATCCCTTCTCAATCTCAACAGCTTCCTTAACAATAGAATGAATAGTCTCAGTCGTTGGTTTAATACGCAATAATTTGAAAAGTTCCACCGCAAACTCTTGGTGGAGTCCCTCGTCACGAGAGATAAGCTCGTTGGAGAAGCAGAGACCTGGCATGAGACCTCGCTTCTTGAGCCAATAAATAGCGCAGAAGGAACCAGAGAAGAAGATACCCTCAACACACGCAAATGCGAAGAGTCGCTCAGCAAAGGAACGCGACTTTGTATCGAACCACTTCATAGCCCAATCCGCTTTCTTTTGAATACACGGAACTGTTTGGATGGCTTCAAAGAGCTGCTTCTTCTCAGCACCATCCTTAATATACTTGTCTATGAGTTTACTGTATGTCTCCCCATGCACCATTTCATTATGACACTGATACGCATAGAAAGATCTCGCTTCAGAGGATTGCACCTCATCAGCAAAGTTATTATTGATATTCTCAAAAACAATTCCATCGGACCCAGCAAAGAATGCCAGGATGTATTTTATGAATTTCTTTTCATTTTCATTTAGAGTCTTCCAATCGTCCAAATCCTTTGAGAGATCTACCTCTTCAGCAGTCCAATTACTCATTTGAGCCTTCTTATAGAGTTCCCAGAGGTGTGGATACTTCAGGGGGAACACAGTAAATCTGTTTAGTGTGGGGGCTAGGAGAGGTTCGTACTCCTCCTCAACCCACTCTTGAAATTCAAAATAGTTTCCGATGCGACGTCCGTCACTAAATATTTGAGGGTAAGAGTCAAGTCTACCGTCACACAACTTTTTGAGATCCTCTTTCTCAATCATAACTTTTTCATAATCCATCCCCTCGGATTCACACAGTGTGACGGCGTGTTCGCAGTATTGACATCCTTCCTTCGAATAAATTGTGATTTTCATCTGTAGTATTATCGTTGATAATTTTTTGAGCGAAAACTCTAAGCATGATTGTGCCATCAGAAATAATCGAAAATGACATAGTAAAGCTGTTAGTAAACGAAGATGATGTAGAAGATGAAATGTTCAGTGTTGTGGGAATGAATACTGGCCTGGTCCTTGGAGTTCGGTATCTAAACCCTACTGAGCTCATATATAAGTCCGCGTGTGTCTATAAGTTGGATGACGGTGAGATGAGTCCAGCTCCATATGAAAGTGTGATGGAACATTACCCACGTGGTACTACATTTGAAGATCTCGAGATGAAGTCCCTCGGTGAAAACATGTTTGCGTTTTATTCCGAAATTGATATCGAAGATTCTGACTCTGAAATTTATGACGAGGATGAGAGTGATTCAGAAATGAACGACTTCATTGTACCTGATGATCATATAGACGGGGAAGTCATTCCACCTTCTGACTATAAAACCATAGACAAGGAATGGAATGCATGGGAGCCAAGATCCCCAGGCGCGAGAAGTTTTAAAGAAACTGTTGATGCTATTGAAGCACTCGCAAAAGCGCACGCCGATAACCTAAGTTTCGGTGCGTAATTCCAAAATCTAAAAAAGATCTATCAAACTCATACCAATATGCTGGCAGCTATATGGTCTGATATAGATCAACTATTACAAAAAGAACCCGAACAAAAGCCAGTAAATACAAATTTTTGCCGTGAATGTTCAGGTGTGAAGATTATTTCACCCGAAGGTCTTCCTACCTGTTCAGAATGTGGTCTCATCGAAGACAACTTCGTTGATGACAGTGCGGAGTGGACGAGTGGGATCACCGATGACGGGCGTGTTAATGATCCCGCGAGATGTGGAAATCCAAATGCAAACCCCGAGTTGTTTTCACAGAACTGGGGTAAGGGTACCATTATTTCCACACAACGTTCGTCCACGTACGAAAACAAACGGATGGCAAAAATTAATTTCCATATGTCCATGAACCACAAAGATCGATCATTATTTCATGCGTATCGAGATATCGATGAAGCATGTGATACATTACCAGACGCAGTCCTTAAGGATGCAAAAATGCTATACTGTAAATTTAACAACGAGAAATTGACCCGGGGAGCGGTAAGACTTGGTATTAAAGCAAACTGTGTTTTATACGCGTGTCGTCTCGCAAAGTTCCCTCGGACGACGCGAGAGATTGCCGACATGTTTGGAATTCAATCCAAAGACATTAGTCGAACAACACAAATATTTAAGGACACGATAATGGGTGTGACCGAGAAAAACTACGTAACAAAAGCGTATGATGTCATGCAGAGACTTCTCAACTCATTTGAAGTATCGCGTGAAGAGCGGTACAACTGTAATAAAATGTGTTCATCAACTGATGACTGTGTAGAACTTATGAGTAAAACACCAAACAGCGTAGCTTCGGCAATTATTTTCATAGTACTTAGTCCCAATATTACAAAGGCGCAAGTGTGTGAAAAATGTTCGGTCTCTGTACCAACACTAAACAAAATAGAAAACATTATAAAAAAGCACTTAGAGGTTAAAGGGTTGTTATAAGTAAATGGTGACAAAGTTATTCCTCGCAACTCCATGTTATGGAGGTCTCTGTTTAGATAAGTATGTAATGAGTATAATAAAATTGCAAATTCTTTTAATGAAAGAGAATGTTCAATTATACATCGATACCACGGAAAACGAATCACTTGTGCATCGCGCCCGAAATGTTGCCGTGGGACGTTTTATGCAAAAAAGTGATTGTGATTATTTTATGTTCATTGATGCGGATGTACACTTTGATCCACACGCGGTTTTGCGTCTCGTACGATCTGGTCATGATGTGAGTGTCGCATGCTATCCGAAAAAGGTTGTGATGTGGGATCAGGCAGCGAATGCTGTGAAGGGTGGTGATGAACGTAACATGTCCATGCTATCTTCAAGTCTTGTGATCAATTTTGGGGCTGTAAATAGGCCGGTCGTCAACGGTTTTATAGAAATTTTAGATGGTCCAACTGGATTTATGTGCATCAAGAGAGAAGTATTTGAACGCATGGAAAAGGAGTATCCAGAATTAAACTGCCGCAATGATCACCAGAACAGAGATTTTGATTTTTACCATGCGGTTTTTGATTGTATGATAGATCCAGATAACAAGAGATATCTTTCCGAAGATTACGCCTTCTGTCGAAGATGGCAAAAAATGGACGGGAAAATATGGGCGGATATAAATACAACGCTCGGCCACGTGGGGAATTTGCCATTTTCTGGTTGTCTCAATGAAAGGCTTAAGGCTTAGAAACTTTTAATAACATATGAATCTAGCGACAATCATCGTTACGCGATCTAAGTCATGTCACGTAAAAACACTACACGCAATTCTACGATTAAACATGAAGTGCGTGCAGAGTAATTACAAGAACGAAATTGTTTTTGTTGACGACAACCCTTACAAAAAGGCACAAGTTGTTGAAAAATATATGAAAACACACGACAGACTCATATTTATTGACTTTGGTATCGGTCTAGACGATGGATCGCTCAATCAAATGTTTCAACCACATGAAAATATTGGTTGCATGGTTTTCCCAGGTGTAAAAGAGGGTGTCGATTGGGATCTTTTCAGAGATAAAATAAACGAAAATTCTACCGAGCCAATTGAACAAATGGGTCTTCACTTTGACACGGATGTCGGTAAGAAGATTTCTGAAGACATCTACAGTGTTGTAAGCACGGATGCGCGAGTTTGGTTTACAAATTGTAAAAGTGTCATTAAATCAATCAAAGATAAGAAAACTGGAAATTGGAGTATTCACCCGAAAATTCTTGAAAAATTTAAAGAAAAGGGGGTGAAGTTATATGCGTTTACAGCATCTAAGTTGACGATGACTTACACACATGAATGTGTAAGTAATATTTTGAACGCAGCGGGTGTTAAAACGAGTTAAAGTTTAAATTGTTATTTAAGGTATGTCCTTCGAAGAATACGTCGTAAATTATATTCACAAGGTTTGGGGAAGTCGGGATTATTTCCCGGGTCCTCAACCTGTGTCTATCGAATACAGTCATTTCCCTGTTCTCAAAAACAATGAATACGTTGTTTGTGAGAAAACGGACGGCGAGAGGCACATGTTTGTTGCTTTAACATACGAAGGCAAACGTAAATGTGTGTTTGTGAATCGTGCATTCAAAGTACTTCCGGTTCAATTAAATTTACCCAAAAAGGCGTACGAGGGTACAATTATGGATGGGGAACTTTATGAAAATGCATTATTTGTTTACGACGCTCTTCTTATTAGTGGTGAACCTGTCGGTCATATGAATTTATATGATAGACTTGCGGTTGCTACCAATCTCATAAACTCAACTATTCAAATGACATTTGATAAGTATCGTCTCAAAATGAAAACTTTTCATAGAATGTGTGATTATGAGTTATTCATGTATGAGTACTTACCCAAAGTGGAACAAAAAGTTGATGGTCTCGTGTTCACACCGGTAAATGAACCAATGCGCCTTGGAACACATGAAACTATGTTCAAGTGGAAACCTAGAGAAAAGAACACAGTAGACTTCTCGATGAAAAGGGGTAGAAGTTTTGATGGCGTCGGTAAACCAGGTGTTCCCGTGTGGAAATTGTTTGTGCAAGAGAAAGGTAAGCTATTTTATGAGAGTGAATTTCCAATAAGTCGCATGGACGAACCATGGTTTGAAGATGGTGCGATTGTTGAGTGTATGTATATAACGTGGGAAGATGGTCCATTATGGTGGAAACCCCTAAAGCGTCGCCGCGATAAAACACATCCCAACAATAGACGGACATTTTACAACACGATCAAAAATATTAGAGAGGATATCCAGATGAAGGAGTTTTTAGATTGTAGACCAGAACGTAGTGACCAGCCTCATTAGGAAGAGGTTGTTCGCGAATAAACTCGTCATTTATGTAATGCCATAAACCCCTGTGTTTCACAAAACTAACGTAATGACCATCATGTTGGACACCCACGTGAATCGCACTTGAGATCAAATTATATTCAAAGTTATCCAAATGTAATTTTTCGATCACTTTGAAATAACTCTTCGTATCAAACGAAATTAATAAAATTTTTGGAAGTTTTGAAAATACCATGCGTGTTGTTGCGATGTTATGTACTTTTCCATCATTATCTTCAAAATTTTCTAATACATTCCACGATGTACTTTTATTAAGCATTTCACCCATGTCCTTGCTCGCCGAGTTTACGATGTGTACACAAAAATCTTCTTCTACACGCGTCTTTCCGGACGGCCATATAACTTCTTGGGCTTTTTTCCCGTAGAACCACTGTTTTATTTCTGGTATTTCCCTTTCTAAAATATCTATGATGCACAGAAATGCTTCCTGTACATCATGTTGTTCACCAGTCACAAACCGTGGAAAATGTTTTTGAAATGCACACAAAAGTGGGTGTGCGTTAACGAAACCTTTTTGTGATTTATTCCAATATACATTCACCAGTTGTGAATATAACTTTGTAAATTCACATTCTCCTGAATACGGATTATCTATTAAATAATTTGAAAGGATGGGAATAGACAAAAGACATTGCAACGATGTGTTAAAATAACATGTGTTCCCGTTGTTTCTTAAACCTTTCATTACATTTTTTGTACAAAAAACACTTAAGAAGATGACGCACATTAACATTGTAAGCAACAATGCACGACATCAAATCTATCGTTGACAAAGTGTTCCCCGTCTTTGAGAGCCACAAAGATGAAGAACATATTGAAGTTGAGATTCGTCTAGGAAAATATAACGGAACGTTTTTTGATACAAATGTTGGTAAGGATGTTTTCGAACGAGTACTCGAAGGTCTCAGAAAATATAGTGGTTGGGAAGATGTAAAAAATTCAACGTGTGATATTTTTTACAATGATAAAAATGGTATTCGCATCACAGCGAATGAAGAGACGGGTGAACAGACCATGGTTCAAAAAATAAACGCCGTAAAGACAGATTTTACTGGAGAGCCAACTGATATGAGGTTTAGTATTTCAAGAGAAATACCAACCTGGGGACAGTATGAAATGGACAGGAAGCGGACTAAAACACGCCACTCTTTCATCCGTAAGAATTTAAGTATAGATATGACAATCTCGTCGGGTGACAATGTTGATATGGATTCTGAGGAAGAATGTTCATATCAGATTGAATTTGAAATCATTGATCCCAAAAATGTTTCAAATTTAAATGACTTTTTCAACACAGTTTATAAAGTGAATGATTTGTCCAAATTAATTCCTGTGTAATAATTAAGATGTTACGATACGTATTTCTCGCCCTTGTGGCATTTGCCCTTATATATGAAAAAACAACAAATTCGTATGAAATTGCCGGTTCTAAAAATTTTCATTTAAGTTATGGTATGTCTAAGGAGATGTACCTTCTCATGCGAAAAGAAGGTGTCAGTGCGGAAGATTTGAAAAAGTTCGTGCAATTGGAGGATCGTCTTCTCCAGATTGAACGAAATTCGGTTTGTTCGGGGATTCCATACGTTGTTGAGGGAACTTCAGTTTCTAATTTAATAAAGGATCTATTTCCACGCTATAATTTCGTGTATCACACGATTCATCTCAAACAAATAGCCGAACCAACTAAAACTGTGAATATGAAAATTAAATGTTAACACGTAATATAAAAGATGTCCCAGGTTGCCATAATTGGTCTACTTGGCTTGATGACATGTTGTTCTTCTAGTTCAGCAGCCATGCTCATGATGGGTGGTGATGATGACACCCTCTCGTCCACAGGACCGGGACCCGCAGCACCTCCCTGTGAAAGTGATAAGTCTTTCGACTCCCAAACGGGTTCATTCACATGCTCAAGTATTGACGATTTCAAACCAGAAAAAGCTACTTGGTGGGGTACTTGGATCAATTCCTCAGTTCCAATTTCCAGTGAAGAAGCTACCGCAGCTGGTATGTCACACACTTTCCACACTTTAACCTCTTCTCCTACCGAGAAAAAATACATCGCGATGCGCAAAACGGATCAACACTGTAAAATGGTTCAGTTTGATATTACAAAGAGTGGTAACACCTGTAGTTACGCAATTAATGATGCTGGGTACGCGGGTTATGGTGGAGGTGGTATGGGTGCCGAAGAGGCGTGTACAGCTACAACGGATGCCGAAGTTATAGCAAAGTGGAATGCAAAGACACCTGTTGCCTCAGCGAGAACTGCAGCAACTGATGAAGGTTATGGTCTCAAATCTCTTGGATACTCATTGTATTGCTAAAACTGTGAACACACAAGTAACATGTTGAGAAGGTTCCACACAAGCATGTGATGCTTGGGGCTCTCAATTTTGTTGTAATTCTTCACGATGTGCATGATGAGTGCGTTATCATCTTCATCATGCAATTCCAATAGATGTTTCACTGGATCAGGTGCATTAGCAAACTTTTCATCAACTTTGAAGTCAAGTTCAAGTTCACACATCAACTTTTCACTTTCTCTCCCCTTTCTAATGTAATCAGCCACAATGTATATCACTGCATCTAAAAGCTCTTCTTGGCACATGTTGATCCAAGAGTTTTCAGGTGTTCCCCATTCACGAGTATCGGAATTGACAATCACACCGTGGCCATATCTCTCCTTACCCAATTCAAGGCGTCCAATCAGTTGTTCTTCAATTGATCCCATATTTAATTATCTTTGTGACTTATTCCTTAAGTTTATCCAAGTTTTCTTGTAGTTCTCAAGTTGTTTCGCTGTTGGTCCCTTAGTCATAATGAAGTTTGTCGCGGCACTTCTGTATTGAGTGACAAGCTTTTGGGGAACACCCTTAACATTAACTTGGTTCATGATAACCTTCTTTTCAAGGTTGCGTCCTCTGTCATTCTTCCATCTATTTACAAGCCTTTTCTTCACAAGATCCACATCTTTCTTAAATGGAATACCCTGTTTGTTACCCATCTTCAATCTATTGAGGCGCATTTTCATTTCTTTGACATCATTATTGAGGGAAGGCATCACATTCTTGTAACGATCCATCCATCGTTTGCCATAGAGCTTTATAATATCCTTTCGGATTGAGTTTTCATTGAGACCTCTCTTTTTGATGACCCGTTCCTTCTTTACATTTCTCTTCTTTTGAGCGACTTCTTTACGAGAAGGTGGTGGTGTCTTTGGTTTAGGTTTGGGGGCAAGCATGGCGTTGCGCGCATTTTCAATCTTCTTACAGAGTGTGGCCTTTGTCTCTTTGGAATCAAGTTTAATCTTGAGGATGCCGGCAACTCGGAGAAGTTCAGTCTTGCTGTATCCTGTACAAGTAGCGCGTCCAACCTTGAAGTTGTTACCCGATCCAACGAGGGCAACAATCTTCTTCTTTTGGGTGTTACGGAAAGTGGCACTCTTCACCCCCGAGATCTTCTTAATTTTGTCACAAATATCCTGTTTCTTTGTGGAAGCGGAAACATTCAAAACACCCAATTTCTTTGCGAGATCCACAAGTTCTGGTTTTGCCATGCGCATGCATTGTTTACCGTCAATTTTAAGAGCCGCGAGTTGATTCGTACTCAAAGTTTGTTTTTTGTTACGTCTTTTGGGGGACTTCGTCTTTTTGGGTACACGAACACTTTTACCCTTGACCAACCGAGAGGGTGCTTTGCCGGTAGCCTTAACATCCCCAAATTCGTGCATTTTTCTAACAAGCCCAGCACCAGTATTGTAAGCGTCAAGTAAATCCGATGGTGTCGAGGCACCTGAAATCTGTATACTCCCACTCTTTGCAAAGATGTATCTGTGTCCATTATATGTAACATATAGGAATGGAGAAAGTTCTGGATCATACTTTGCGGAGCTGGCGCCGTACTGTTTCATTAACTTTTCTGGGAGTGCTTCCATATATCCAAATGGACCATTTACACCAAACGTTGCACTGAGATTGTTGTATTGGAATGGGTTATATAAAAATGCCTCTCGATCGGAGTAATTATCAACGATAAACTTACGAATAAGTTCCGGTTGATTTGCGATATTAGTTCCTATAAAGCCACCGGAAAAACGAATTTTACCATTCTTGTAAAAGTTTACAGTAGCACCCTTGGATTCAATATCATTTGATAGAACAACTTTAAGTTGAACAGTAAAAAAGTTTTTACTTAGATCACCCTTTTTACCATACTCCTTTGTGTGCGAGAACCCCGTGACAAAACGCCCATAGATACCATTAATCTCCTTTGTATCTATATAAAGACCCTCTCCGATCGGTGTTTTGGGGAGTGGTGTTTTGAGAAGGATTTTTTTGATGTTTATACGAGTTTCGGCACTAAAATCCTTGTTCACAGTCGCGTTAAACATACCAGGATTTAACTTACTCACGATAAATGTGGGTGGTGATGGAGTTTCGATGTTGGCAATTATATTGTTATTGTTATTGTTGTTACTATCACTCATATGAACAAACTCCGCAAACTCCCCATAATTTGCATTGTTAATTATATTTTTTTCCAATCGAGGTGGAAATGCCATCTCAGCTTCAATTTCTCTGACCAATGCGTTATTTGACGCAGTTGTGGAAACAGAACTTGGACTGTTTGCTGGACGTAATTCCACGCCAGACTGTTTGACAAATTCTCTGAGCTGTTGGCTCATATTACTATTGTGTAGCATTTTTTTCTAGTAATCCTCGGTGAAGCCCAAACTTTCCTCAACCACGTCAACCCCGTAAATGACAGGTTGCCTCGGGTATGTGCGCCCCTTGTATGTCACAACTTCATCCCTAACTTCGATATCCCTCGAACTAAATGGACCCGCATAGAAGTCTTGATTGAACTTGGGCTTGCCAAGGTTGTTCGCTTGACAATGTTGATTGAAAACCTGGATGAAGAGCTTCTGAGGTACAAACGCGTCTTTCCCGAAGACGATGTTTGTAGATTCCAGGAAGTTGTGGAGAGTACTCGCAACCATAGCGACCTGCTTCTGGATTTTCTTGAAATAGTCGGGAACTACGTTCCAGATATCTTTGTCCCTATATTTGTTTGAGTAATCAAGGTACGCCTTGATACACTTGAGTAAAATGATTGGTAACTCACGATTCAACTTCTCGTCAAGTTGTGGATCGGCATCCCTCACTTGTTTGGAAAAGTTCCATGGAAGAATACGGCGAAGAACGGAGCCTGAGTTATCTTTCCAATTGGGAACTTCATTCCCACCCAGAACACCTGGAACAGTCCACTCGATGGAGACCGCAGTTTTGTTTTTGACGGCAACAGAGACATCCTCCCCTGAAACCATAGACTGGAACTCCGCCTGTTCGAGAGCGAGGTCTCCCTTCACTTCTGGTGCGATGAACATGAAGGAATCCTTGATCGCCGAGAGACCGAACTTCTTCTCGATGTTGTTTGAAAGGGTGCCAACGTCTTCGTTTTCATAAAACTTCTTGAAAACTTTGGTAATGAGGGTAGACTTCCCGGATCGAGCGATCCCCTTAAAAAATGGAATGATCTGCCACCCATCCAACTCCCCAATATCAAAACACAAACGCCCACCCATCACATACGCCCAGTTACACACCTCATCTTCGAACTGCTGGTACTTGAGGATTGAATCGAACCAGGGGGTTGGAATATCTTGCCATCTCTCTACGTGTGAGAAGTCATCAAACTGTTGATCAAAATACTTACACGCGATGATTGTTGGGTCAAGGCAACGAAATTCGCGACTGTCATATGGGTAAAAGCAGCAATCATAGACACCACGATCTGGAATCCACTCCTTACCTACAAACACACCATTTTTGAATGACCATACGTTTCGTCTTTTAGTAATCTCCGGAAACTGAGCGTCGTGGCACTTGCTTAAATTATCAATAACGTCTTTGAATGTACTACCTCTCTGTGTAAAGTTCTTCCATGTAAGGAAGTCATCATCTTTTTGCGCCAATGAATAAACAAAGTGTTCAATGGTAAACTTTGCTTGCCATGCACGTGTTCTATGTCCATCTACAGTTCGAATTTCTTCGCAGCACTGTCCCTTGTACCGGCGATACCCAGACTTGTATGTCTGATCGAGAGAATATAGAAGACATTTTTGAAATGGTGTGGAACTTTCGACTTCTTCTTCATCCATCGTAGAAGGATCGCCTGTCGTACTGAATTGTGGCAAAGCCGTGGGATTATCGATTCTCTCAAACGATGTGTAGTGGCGTCGAATATTTTCATAACCATCTGACAGTTGTTTTAAAACATTATTAATACGTCGTACGACATTAATCCCGTCGTCGTTAGGTTCATTTTTGTGAATTTTTAGATCTCGCGCATGATTCTTCAAATTAATGAGATATGTTCTCTGTTTATCACGAATACCTTTTATGGCCAGGATGTCGATCATCGTCGGGTTGGGATTACCATCTTCGTCAAAGTTCTCAGGGTGAATATACTGTCTGTATCCCAACTCACGTGCATTTCTGAAGTCATTTGTTTTCAGTGACCACGCCGATTCAAATCTGTCTATCATGTCGACCACCTGTTCTTCTTTCATCGATTGGATGTGCTGCTTCTGAAGTTCTGTGAGTGCTTCATACTTATCAGGCTCTCGATCGATGAAATGAGTGTGTTCCATTTCTATTTATTGACCTACGATTTTTGTTTCTAAGCTTATTTTTGAGATTGCATTTTAGCGAGCATCTTTATCAAAATTCTATTTTGTGTTTCTATTTGATTAGAAATATTCACAAGTGCTGAACAAACGGTATCACCGTCTGGAGTAGCTAAAAGAGAAGTCATCATACCCATAAGATCTAACTCACCGTCATCGTCTGGAAAAAAATCATCTTCTCCACCCTCAGAAAATTCAATATCTTCTTCGTCGGACACAATTTCACCTTCTTCAATTTCTTCTTCTTCGCGATTGTCTTCCCCAGGCTGTGATGACATTTTAACTTTGACTGAGAAAAGATGATGACCAAAATTTCGCGATGATGCGATTTCAGCCAGAAAAAAAATGTTGCTATATAGTACAAAAACTCTCACAATGGCCGGTGGTCTCATGCAACTCGTCGCCTATGGCGCCCAAGACGTCTACTTGACTGGTAACCCAAAGGTCACCTTCTTCCAAGCTGTCTACAAGCGTCACACTAACTTCGCTATGGAAAACATCGAACAAACTGTTAACGGTACCGCTGCCAACTCAGGCCGCGTGTCCGTGACCGTTGCGCGCAACGGTGATTTGGTCGGTGACATGTACCTCGAACTCGAATCCAATGTCGACACCTCCGTCACTTCCGACACTACCTCCGATAACAACTGGATTGCGGAGCGTGCGATCAACAACGTTGAACTTTCCATTGGTGGTCAACGCATCGATAAGCACTACCAAAAGTGGTGGCGTTTGTACTCGGAGCTTTACTTGGATGAATCCAAGAAAGCTAGCTGGGCCAAGCTCGCGACTGCCAAGGACGGTAAGACTGTGTACTTGCCCTTGATCTTCTTCTTCAACCGCAACCCAGGTCTTTATTTGCCTTTGATTGCGTTGCAATACCACGAAGTCCGCATCGACATCGACTGCGCGTCCGACATGGAAGTCTACCTCAACAAGAATGTCTTCAAGGTGTGGGCCAACTACATCTACTTGGACACCGAAGAGCGTCGTCGCTTCGCGCAAAAGGGTCACGAATACCTCATCGAGCAAGTGCAACACACTGGCTCCGACACCGTGACCTCTGCGGCTACCAAGCAAGTTCGCTTGTCCTACAACCACCCAGTCAAGGAATTGGTGTGGTGCTTCTCCAACACCGCGTCCCGTAACTCCCTCTGGAACTTTACCTCCAGCAACAACGCTGATGAGATTATCCTCGACAGCAACGCGCGTGCGATCTCCGATTCCAACTGCTACGTGCCAATCAGCCAAGCGACTGGTGTCCCACTCGTTGCCTTCGGCACTGGTGGCTCCACTGTTGACTTCACTGAAGAAGCCGCGGGTCCACTTGATAAATTCAAGTTGGTCCTCAACGGTCAAGACCGATTCAAGGAACAACGGGGTAAGTACTTCAACCAACTCCAAGCGTACAACCACCACTCTGGTACCCCATACCCAGGTGTGTACTCTTACTCCTTCGCTCTCAAGCCAGAAGAACATCAACCAACAGGGAGCTGTAATTTCAGTCGTATTGACAATGCTCAAGTCGCGGTGACCATGAACGCCACTGACGCGACCACCATGCACATGTTCGCGACCAACTACAACGTCCTCCGCATCCAATCCGGTATGGGTGGCTTGGCGTTCTCCAACTAAGTTGGTATTTTGATCTCGTCTCGTTTCGCGTAATAAAAAAATTAACTTTAAAAATTGATCGGAACACAGTTTTTAAATCTAATGATATGGTATAAAATGGCGCAAAAGCAAACTAAGCAACAGCAGATGGGTGTCTGGATCCCAGTCTCAATTCTCGCTTTGGGTATCATCGCAACTGTTTTCGCAATGTCACGCAATGGTCGTAATGGATATTTCAAACTTAAATAAATGACACATGTAATAACAAATGCAGGACATTTACACAGATGGTAGTTGCCTCGGCAACCCTGGTCCAGGTGGGTGGGGTGTTGTTGGCCCAGGATTGAGAATCTCTGGGGGACAAGACAACACTACAAACAACGCTATGGAAATGACTGCAGTCGTTAAGGCGCTTCAACAGTGTCTCGCACGCGACATTCTTGAGATAAGACTGTTTACTGACAGCACATATGTCAAGAATGGTATAACTTCATGGATTAAAAATTGGAAAAGGAATGGGTGGCGTACAGCTGCGGGTACACCCGTTAAGAATAAAGAACTGTGGATTGAAATTGATACACTCTCTCAGAAAATGAAGTCTGTAGAGTGGCGTTGGGTCAAAGCACACAACGGAGACCCACAGAATGAACTGGTAGACTCTCTCGCGTATCAGGAGGCGACAGAGATTAAAAATGCCCGCGTAAAATAATGGAAGCACAGGAGGGGACTCACCCATGGTGTGAGAAGCAGGAGAGGCTTCTTAAATCGTGGGCAGAGAGAGCTGCAGGATATCGTTGGCTTCATAACCACGCTCGACTCCATTTTAAAAAGCAGAACGACTACTTGTCATACCCCAGTATAGTCATTGCGAGCATTACGGGAGTTGGTGGTTTCGCTGTACTTAATCCAAGTGGAAATGAGAGTATTTCATCAGAGACAAGGGCTAAAATCATGATCGTTCAATACATGTTTGCATTCCTCAATGTACTTGGTGGAATTCTTACGAGTATAGGTAAGTTTAGTCAAAGTCTCAGTCTTTCAGAATTACACTCATCTATGTGTATACAATATTCAAAGTATTATAGGAATATTGATATGGAACTTTCACTAGACCCACGAGATAGAACATGTGTTATTAAGTTTGTCAAGAAGTGTCGTGAGGAATATGATAGGCTTCTCGATGAGGCCCCTGACATCCCCGCGATATCTATACAAGCCTTTAATTTAGAGTTCCCTGAACGCACAAATAAACCAGATGTGTGTAATGGACTTAGTATCATCGTGAGCGATGAAACGTCGTCGCAACTCGGTTCTAATCGCGCCGTCACGAGGTGGTTGGGTGCGTTTAAGGCTATCACACGTAAAAGTAGAGATGGAACTAGTATAGATGATTTAGCGAGAATGGAGAGTGTATGATTTATCCGCTACAAAAGCGTAGAACATTGTAAATAGAGTTAATGTGGGTAACAAAACATTCTGCCTCTGTGGAAAGAAAGCCAAACCCATTCCATTTTCTACTCCAACCCAAGACTTTGACTGGTACATCAAATTGGTTGTTGACGTATGTCACAATTTCCATAGACATTCCTATAGATTATACATATATAAAAACTAAGTGCGTATGTAATTCAAAATGAACATTGGTATTCTCACCGCCGGTGGTGTTTGTCCAGGTGTTAACACTCTCATTCGCTCAATCACTCTCCGTGAGAGAAATCAAGGTAATAAAGTCCACGGTTTCTGTGATGGATTTAGAGGTCTCAATCAAAATATCAAGGAGTACTTTGATCAAGAACACATTGATGATGGACCAGGTTCACTCTTAAAAACATCATACGACTATGTTGACATTGACCGTGCCGTAAAGAACCTTGGTGACTACGACCGTCTCTATTGTATTTGTGGAAATGAGTCCATGAAGTCTGCGAGAGATTTAGCCCTAGATGATCGGGTGGATACCAATATTATCGGTATCGCTAAAACAATCTTTAATGACATACCGGGTTTAGAATCTATTGGTTTCCAAACGGCTGTTCAAGAGCTTGCGAGGTACATTGATTCTGCGTACATTGAGGCGTCTTCAACAAACTCCATCGTCTTCCTAGAAGTACCTGGAAGACACAACAGCGGATTGACAACACACGCGGGTCTCGCGAGGAATTCAAAGATAACGAATGTCATCACACCAAGTACACGCGGTGATTATCGGACTTCTATTGAATACAGCTATGGAAATCGTGGGTACGCTGTTGTTGTTATTTCTGAAATGTGTGAATATGACTACTTAATTACCAGTCTTTCTGTAAAATCTAAAGTGATTACTCCGGGTTACCTCATTGGTGCGGTTGATCCGTGTACATACGATAGTATTCTCGCAGAACGCATGGTCAGGGAAGCGTTTAATCACGCACAAGAACACAGAGACTTCATCAAGGGTGCGACAAGTATCATGCCATTCAAGGATTATCTCCGTATAGTGTAGGTTGAATGTTTCGGGAACTTTACAAACAATCAAAGTTTGTGGGTGCCCAGGTTTCACCACCGAATCAGGTCACTGTGATAATGGAGGATGGCATAGAGTATTACACATCCAATGTTACATTTAGATCTACAGCTACAATTGATAAACTGTCAAAAGAAGTTAAAGGTACGCCACGTGGTAAAGAAAAGATAACCCAACTCTTTGTGGTTCCAACGACGAGGCAGAAAGGTCGTTTTACAGTTACAGAGTATGAACTGTGAGCTCCTATAGCTCAGTTGGTTAGAGCGTGGTGCTTATACGAGAGTATATTTAGGCGGGGTCCCACCCGTAAAGGCACGCCAAGGTCACGGGTTCGAGACCCGTTAGGAGCAATTTAACTTTTAGATGTGTTGTCCCACATGTAAAAGATAAATATCAGTAGATGTTAGATATGAGGTATGGCTCTCTAGCCCGAAAAATGTTCAAGGTGCGTTGGGGTCTCCATGGTAAGGGTCTCAGGCGATGACATGAATCAGACTCAGCGCGACTCCGTTCAATATGGTCGCAAAATTGACAAGATAAAGGAGCCAACAGCAGCCCAAAAGAAGAAAGACCAGAAACTTATTGACGCAGCTTTTAAGGCTTTTGATAAAGCTTCTCGGGTAGAAGATGATTATGTAGAATTTGAGAACAAAATGAGAAAAAAATAGACCTAAGTTAGCTTAAAGACCTGTAAAAGTTACTTCAAAAAACAAGACCTCATGCGCTGCCCCAACTGCAAAACGTGCTTAACTGCTATTAAGAAAGGACACACGGAATGTGTTATGTCTTTCGATTATAGGAAATGCAAAAATGCTTTGATTGAAGCTGCTAAAGCAAAACAGCTTCATGTATACAACGCTCTCAAAGGAATGCATTGGATTCGGAATTTGAACCCCTCCCTTGTCGATGACTGGGATACCCTTGGGACTCATCTTATCTTGAATAACTGGTATGATCAATATCATGAAATGTATAGACCCATCATTCAAGAAAGACCCTCTGGTATGGAACCGCGGCGCAAACAACACGTGCGAAACGTTGTGAATGCGTGTATTAAAGCCAATGACTTACAAACTCTCAACAAATACGTGTATGCGCGTTCTGTGGTTGGTAATGATTGGACACGAGCTGACCAAAACTCAAGTGTTCGGTACACGGTCCCGGGCCCACGAATTATGGATTCGTATGCATCTGAAGATGATATGATGTATACGATGGAATTGGCTGTTAAATCCAAGAATAAGGATATCATGAAGGAAGTGTATGGATGGTTTCAAAACAGAAGCACCCATTGGAATACGTGGGATTTTGATTATGCGATTGAAACCGGTGACACCTCTGTTTTGTTTCAAGTCATCGAATTATGGAGAAATTGCCCGGATGGAATGAGAGGGGTTGGAATCCAAATGAAATTGGCCACTATCGGAAAAAGTCGCTTGGATATGTTAAAGTTGTTGGATGAATTCCTTCCTAACAAGGAATACCCGGAGAATATGATGCGCCAGATTAATTACAGCAGAGGTAAATCTACCAGAGACAGAAGACAGATGGCTTCGTATGTATCCCAAAAGATGCTCGGGCTCCGCCGAGAACACACTGCGAGTTTAGCTGTGGGAATCGTTGAACATGAGAGAATTGAACAGCGCCAAGCCACTGCCGCACCCGTAGCTCCCGCGGAAGAAAGACCCACCAATCTTCAAAAAGCGTTGGCGATCATTGAAGATTGTGATATTCAAGAGGGAAAGTACCTGGAACTGTGTAACCTTCTCATGGATGTGCACAGAAGAGGTGTGAGAGTATAGAATTAGCTTGTAAAATGATGTAAAACACATGCGGAAACTATAGGTCATACACCCTCCGTGTCTAAAAAATATTACTTATTGTAATGAGGTACGGGTCCGTAGCCCGAAAAATGTTCAAGGTGCGTTGGGGTCTTCATGGAAAGGGTCTTGTTGAGGATCATCACATTATTCCTAAACAGTTCAAGAAACATCCCATAGTTGTAAAATCCGGGTACGATATAAACGCGAGTGCGAACCTCATAATGTTACCAACACGCCTCGGTAAGTTTGTACTCCGTGTGAGGGATGACCGTATTATTCATTCGGGAAAACACACGGGCTACAACAATTATGTTGAGAAGATGTTAGATTCAATGAAATCTGTAGAACAATTTACAGAATTTACAGATTTCTTGAAAAAAGCGTGTCGTCACAGACCTCAAGATATTCCATGGTCTTAATACCCCTTTTTCAGTTCACTCGGACTTGTTGTATCGTTGTGCCTTGAAAAAAATTGTTTTCGACCATGATCGTGATGACCTATTGTACTTGAATGACTTCTATCTATACGCATATGATTTCGCAAGTCTTTATAATATACACGCGCACCATTGGCTATTAGGTCTTCATGCTTCATGTCTACGTGATTATCCATTGGTATGAAATGTTTTGTATATTTTTTCATATTTTCGACGTGTATGAGATAACACTTAGTACTTGAGACCCATTTAAGTTTTTCGAGATTATCCTCTCTTTTGTCTACAAGTCTCGAAAGACAGTGGAAAAAACACATTTCAAAGTCATCCCCCTTTTGTTCAATAACTTTTTGAATTTCATCATACAACTGATTTGATTTTATAATGACATTGTCTTCAAAAATGACAGCGTATTTTAAGTTTTGTTCGTAACATCTCTTATAAAATTCCATGTGTCCCATGTAACACCCAATCGCACCAAGATTGAAATAAGTTATATCTGGTCGTTTAACAGTTTTATCGTAATGCATTTCAATTGCCTTTTCATAGTATTCATCTTCTATGAGATTTTCATACTTCCCAGCAACTTTTGGATTTCTGGTGTCTGGTCCATAGATAATTTCTAAAGGAATGTCTACGTGATGTGTTTTTATGAACCTCTGCTGTCGCTTCTTCTGATCCTTTAACGTAAGTAAAAAGCATTTGTAATCATAATTACTTCGGTTTGGTTTTGACAACAATATGTATAGTACAGATAGCAGCAACAAAACGAACAGTATCATACCTACTTAAACATTAGAAATTATTATAGGGTAAGGATGAATCTCGTAGATATTTCTGGACTCGTGAGTTCCATTTTAATATGTCTCATGTTTGTACCAGAAGTTGCCCATGTTTACAAGCACAAGGATGCGAAAGCCATTAGCTACCCATTTCTACATCTAAATTTACTGGCGAGTATACTAGCTCTAATTTACTCTGTACATTACAATGTCATTCCCATGACCATTACAAATGTATCAGCTGGAATTTTTTCATTAACATTATTCCACTTTAAATATGTAAACGAGCTTAAAGGGGAGAATCAATCTATTGATGAAGTGGGTGTATAATAACCCCACTTCAACCTAAAGCTTTTATGGTGTAGTGGTAACACTGCGGACTTTGACTTTAACGAAGACGATCCGCCACCCTAGGTTCGAACCCTAGTAAAAGCTTAAACCAGTGTTAGCTCAGTTGGAAGAGCAGTGGATTGTAGTAGTATGATATAGATCTCCACGGGTCGGGTGTTCGAATCATCCACACTGGAATATTCCCTTGTAACTCAGTTGGTTAGAGTGTTCGACTGTTAATCGAGAAGCCACCGGTTCGAATCCGGTCAAGGGAGATCAAGCACCTGTAGCATAGTGGTTAATGCGCCTCTTTAGTAAGGAGGAGACCGCGTGTTCGAATCACGCCAGGTGCATCTCATTACCTTAACAATTTTTCATCCAAATTGTCAAGATAATCAACATTAATTGGTGGAGCCTCGAGTATTTCAACATCTAATCTATTTTCCTGTTGTGTGGGTCTTACTTGAACAATGCGACACTCTCTGGCACTTAACATATTCTGTGGTACAATGACAATGGGTCTGCATAAAAGAAGGTACATCTAATATCTCATATCATTTAAATGGAGCTCAAAGAACTCAAAAATTATTGGAAAACCCTTAGAGAAGAATTAGATGTCCTCCCCAATACATTCATTTCTGAAAAGCCCAGACCAACGGGGCATTGGGAGGGTTCAGAAGTTCTAAAAGAGATCGTAGCTCAATATACATCTGGAGCGTGCGGTTGGCTCAAAGGTGGACAAACACATGTCCAAGACAGTTGGATAAGCTGGCCTCTTGTTTGGGAAGGTAAGCCAGTTCTTGGAAATTGTCTAAAATGTCCAAAAACACACGAGTTACTTTCTCAAATCAAGGGAATACATATAGCTGGTTTTGCCCTTATGAAACCGGGTGTACAATTAAAAGAACACACAGATCGCGTTGGTCCAAGTTACAGATTTACTTATCACCTCGGTCTCAAGTGTCCAAAGGGGTGTTTTTTACATCACCAAACACTCGGTGACATAGAGGAAGAAGATGGGAAACATATTGTAATGAATGCTCAATTCCCTCATTGGGCGGAGAATACATCCCAAGAAGATCGTGTCATTCTATACATTGAGTATTACACTTCAACAATACCTCGTTGATTACTTCCCCACCCCCTCATACTAATTTCACTCGCTTCACACCATGGATATATATCTTCACCCACAAAGTTTATAGCGTCCATACCAGCTTCAATGCATTCGTCACAGGTTTGTATACTATCGTCGATGATACACCCAATACCAAGAGCGCGACACACATCAACCTTTTTGACTTCATTCTCAGTAAAACTATTTGTAAGAATGACGTCATCAAATACACCTGGAAAATACCGTTCAATCCACAACTCTGTCGCTTCTCTGACACTGTCCTGACGACCCGTCACTATATAGAGTTTATCAAATGCACGTTTGAAATTTTGCATGGCTGGTTGCGCACCAAGGATTGGTTTGAGGTATAGAAAGTCCTTAGAACGATAAAACTTGTGGAGAATTTCTTGAGACTGTTCTTCTGTACAATTAAAAATTTCTCTATACAGATACTTATATTTGGGTGTCGTGGGTAAGGGAACCCCTCTCCATTTAGCCATAGGTTCAACAAATTTTACAAGAACTTCATCTACATCCACAGCGAGTTTGGTATTCATTTATTTCTACTGACATTATTCATAATCCCGAATCGTCACACCTACCGGAAATCTTGGAACGCCGAGAGCTGTTAAATTTTGAAATCTAACTGTGAGTTGCTTCCCGATGCATTGATCTCTGTTACGGTAAAGTCGCTCTCTTTCCTTGATAGTTCCTTCGGGTCTCACTGTGAACTCATGACCATTTTGAGTTTTACAGACCCAAACGACGGCGTTTGCATCTCTACCATGTCCCGTATTGGCACCCACAATTTCATATTCTTCTGTTTGAAATTCCTTAAATTTGAGAAGATAATTACTCCTCTTTCCAATTTCATAGACACTCGTGGATTCACGAATCATGATTCCCTCGTGACCTTGGTCAACAAATATTTTATGATAATCTAAAATTTCAGACTTTTTGTCGATGAGAAATGTATCAACCATGATTGGCGTCTTATTCTTGAGTATTTTTTGTCTTTCTGCGAAAGGTAAGTATGGTCGTTTCATGTCGAAATAATCGAATGCATGAAAATCCAAACTTTGGGGATTCATTTTGAAAGCACTCGTAAGTTCTTCGAAAGTTAAATTTGGTGCGTAACACTCTCCATCCAGCCATTCACCATCCTTTAGGTTTTCGGTGAGATGTTCGAGACCCTTGACAACTTTACCGGTTCTTGAAAAACAACCCGCTGTCGACACAAGGAGACGTACACCGTCCAATTTGGGTTGAACATAAAAGGGTTCGGAAATGTACTTCTTTCGATCTTCCCATTTATTGGCCAACATGGGCAAAATCTGAATAGCCTTCGTCCTCTCATTGTTCCACATCGTTTTGGCTCGCACGAGAGCCTTTTCATAACCAGTCTTAACATTGGTTCTTGATTCGGTGACTTTATCGCTACCAACCATCCCACTTGTCTTTACGATATCAGCTGTCCCGTCGTTGAGATCTTCCACACGAATGTCTGTAAATCGTTCTCGGTTATTCTTGTCTTCTCGAATAAGTCGTTCCATTATAGAGTTAATTAATTTCTCAACTTTAAATAGATGTCTTCACTGCCAGTTGTAAATTATGGTAGGATGGAACGACTTAGGCCACCAGAACGCACAAATCTATCTATGAATGCAAATACATTCGCAATAATTTTCATTGTATTGTGTTTACTTGGTCTTTACAAACGCTATGTTACTATTAGTCAATCGCGTGAGCAATCTTATACTTTAGACATTTTGATGCCGACAAAAAGAGGTCTTTCTTCATCAATCTCTTAAATTTCTTTTCGGGAATTTCCGTCTTTGACATGTACATTTTCTTAAGAGCGCTCATAAACTTATCACAGCTCTTCATCTCACTCTTGAGATCTTGGTACTTACCCCAAAAATCTGTACTTAATTGGTGAATCAGAAGGTACGCATTTTCACCCATGCGACGCTCTGAACCACCCAAAAACATGAAAGTAGCCGCCGAACAGCACGAGCCTTGAGCGATCGTCACAACCTTAACCCTCGATTTTTCAAGTATGTTTTTGAGAAGGAGACCGGAAAACATGTCACCACCTTCACTCATGATGTGAATTCGAATTTCCGGTTCATACCCAATGAGATCCGCTTTTTGTTTAAGAAGATGAATTTCCAATTTTCGGAAACTTTCCACAAACTCGAGGGTATTTTCAGGGGTGATTTCACCATAAAAGTGGATCTCATTCCCGATAGTTTTTGTAACTTCGGGTTCTTCCTCTTCACCAGGCTTTCCCTTATTATCCACCGCACCGGTAAGAATATTTTCAAAAACTTTCTCAAGTTCCTTTTGTGATGGCATCTTTGAGAGCTTTTTTTATTTTTGTTACGTCTCTCTGTTTTAACTTACTTCCAACTGCAAGATGATTCATAACGTCAAAGTCTTGTGGACTTAAGTTATATTCTAACATTTTTTCTACATTTCCACTTTCGGCATACATTTTGATAAGACATAGATGTTCTATCGTGAGAATACCCATGGATTTTCTCTGTATTTCAACCAACTTTTTAGATCTCATTTTATAGTTGCCATACTTCGTCCAGCTACTTCCAGGTCTAATCTTATCTTTCACAAGTTTTTTACCGAGTGAAGCCCTCGGTATCGCGACCGCGTTTAAACAAAAGTGAGGCATAAGTTCCCAATTCCCACTTGAATATATACATGTATCCACAACATCTGCAAATGAAAATGATTCAGACGCACGAGTCACATCAACGCCCTCCGAATCTAAATAATTCTCTTGAAAAACATCCCAAATATGACCATGTTCTTCGACATGACTAATTATTTTACATTCTTCATCCGAACAAAGTACATCCGCGATATATTCCTTAGGAGTTTTAAATATATCTTTGGAATCATAATCATCTATATACGACATAAAATCTCTTATATTTCCATTTGCTCTTATGGATGCATTCACGACTTTATCAGTTACATTTTCAACAAGTGACACCAATTTTTCAGGTTTGTGTTTGGGTATGAAAATAATTTCAAAATTTGGGTACATACACATATTAATTGATGTCACCACAAGTGAACCTCTTGTTAACTTTTTACCATCAGAAACACTTTCAATGAGACTTTTAAAATCGCCATCATAATCCTCGATGAATGCATGTCTCGGTGCATTTCGTATGAATGTCAAAAAATGCGACTTCGCACTTAAATGATTTCTTTCTATTTCAACACTATTTGAATCATTAAGAACATTTTTCAGTACATATGATTTTCCAACCCCCGAACTCCCACATATAAATACATTTTTACCCTCGCGAATGTATTTCTTCAGGGCTTCAATTTGCTGTGTGTGAATCGTTGTGGTAAAGGATTCTTCTTTTTTTTGTTCGATAATTTTAATGAAAGAATCCATTGATGATCTTACTAATCAAGCCATAGATTTAGTGCTTGAAAATGACGCACTACATGAACGTATCGTAAAACCTTTAAGAAAGAAAATTTTACCATATGTGGTTTGTTCTATTTTAACTAATGTCGGCATGTTTATTCTTCTTGTGTACCTTGCTCGACGTCTATCGGTTCTTCAGAGACCACCGATGTGAGTTCTTCTTCTTCGTCTAATTCAGACTGCATCTCTTCAAGGATCTTTATTTTTGCTTCATACTCTTCCCTCCCTTTTACGAGTTCTCCAATCCTGGAAAGTGGTCCACCCTTTGTTGATTCGGAGATGACACTTGAACCCGTGTGTGATCTTATATTTGTGAAACCTGGTAGTTTCAACTTGGGAATCGCTCGGACATCGAGAATCTCAGGCTTCGTGAACATATTGTCAAGTGGGTATTCCTTTTCAAACTCTGCAAGGATAGTTGATGGAACACTTGGTGACTGTTCAATGAGACGGTCATATTCATTCTTGCATCTGGTAACAAATTCCAAACCATCTGTACTACGCTCTTCACGAGCGAGAGCTAATTCTAATCTAATATTTCTGGAAAGAAGACCAAATGAGAGCGCCGCCGCCTTGTGATTCTCCATAAGTTCATTGATCTTCAAGAACTGCATAATGGTCGCGACGAGACCTGCGATAAGGTTAAGACCACCAATGACAGATGGCACCATACCACGGAGGTTCTCGGGGAACTGTTCTTGAGCAAAGTTCGCAGTACCTGTGATTGTTGAAAGTATAATGACAGGTAAAGTAAAACGCATACTCAATCCCTTGTACAACAGGAACGCTCGGTGATGCATGTACCTGTAACACCCCGAAGCCTCACCCCATTGACGCAATATAGATTCGTGTTGCTCATTCCAACTATCACGACGATTTTCAAGTGCCTGTTGTTTGATCATTTGATCGTCAAAATTTTCTTGGTTCATTTTATAATAGATGAACATAATATTCTGGATTCATCTTGTATTTCTCATAGGTATTCTGGTAGTTCCATTTACAAATGATCGCAGAAACCTTGAATTTTATTCCATACTTATCCCATTTTTGTTCTATCATTGGAGTGTCAATGATGATACATGTGCTTTGACACAAGCCGAAATGTATGTGACAGGGCAACAGAAGGAAGAAACCTTTATGCACCGAGTGGTTTCTCCAATATACAAGATGGAAGACAATGATATAAATAACCTGACAAAGACGGTATTCTTTTTCCTATGGGCTTTGGTCCAGTATCGCCTTGGACGCTTTGATACGTTTATTGATGACCTAAGATTGATCGTGAAAGGTAAAACACCCAAGTAAAATGCCTCACTGGCGTGAAGAAGAACTCAATCGTCTTCGGAAAGAGTATGAGTTCTACAAGGAAACTGATAGTCTAAGATCTCAAACTTTAAAATGGATCATAGACTATCACGAACGCATGCTTGGTATAAAGTTTTGGGGCGAAGAGTTTACACAACACAATGGACATCAAACAACAAATTGAAGCTCTCGAGCAATCTAAGGAATTTCACCATCAAAAATATTTAAACAATCTTCAGATTATTGATGACAAAATTGAAAGAGTTGAAAAACAGATGGAGAGAACAAAATCTCAAGTGAAACGGGATCTTCTTAACCGTCACATTGACTGGTATGAGGAAGAGATCCTAAAGATGGACGAAGCCATTGAAGTCATTACACAAAAGTTAAATTCGGAGATTGAGAGACTCAAGGGTGTTATGAAGTCTCACGAAGAAAGAAAACAGAAGGAGAAGAAATCTTTTGAATACAATATTGAAAATATTCGAGTGTGCTGTAAAAAGCGTAGTGCGGCGACAATGTTTGACGCTTTAGAATCTGTGGCAAACGCATTAGAAATTATTAGAGCCGAGGCCCGTCAAACCTAAATTTATCAAAAAAGTGTACGGAAACTCTAAAGTTATAATACAAAATCATACATAGTGCGTCGGCAATATCGTGTTTCCTCTCGTAGGGTATTTCACCCTCAATATATTTATCTGCAATGGAGACAGTTCGCTCCTTGCGTTCCTCATAATTTAGGTGTCTCATACCAAAATGTGTATGCATGCTCACAGGTGAAACCAAGATGACTTTATCTTTGAACATGTAATTTAGAAGTACCTCAATGTTTGTAAACCCTCCAGGTGGTTGTCTCTCTATAAGAATTTTATCAGCACTTTCAAAAATATGTTCATGTGCATCTACAAATAACGGAACGAGATCAACGATGTCATTTGAGTGAATATATTTATAGTCTTCGAGACTTGCCTTCTTCATGAATTCTACATCTACCTTTGGACCTTTACCACATTCGGCGAGGACAAGTCCCATATTATGATACCCAATATCTATGGCGAGTACCTTCATGTCTTTATCTGAATAATATTCCTTAACTATTATAAATGAAGATAAAGAACAAGAACAAGACTCAAATCTTGTGGTTAGTTATTATTGTACTTGCTCTCGTTTTGGGATACATATACTATAACCCTAAAGTTGTCGAAGTTCCAGTGGAAGTGCCTGTGATGCCAGTTCCTCCAAGACCAATGGAGAGGCGACAAAGGCGCCGCGAACCCGAATTCAGAGGTCCACCCATCAAACAATACAAACCCGGTTTTATGCAACAAATGGGTATTCTCGTGGGTTCCGGAGAAGAAACTCTCCCCCTATACGGTAAAGAGGTCAGAGGACGCAGGGATCGCTATCACTATTATACCACAACGGGTGGTGAAAACTTGTACCCGGTTCCCGTGACACACAACGCGCGCGACTGTATGGAAGATATTGGGTGTGAAGAGATATATGGGAATGAATCAGTTTCAGTAACTGGTAAAACTGGTTCATACACGGTGAATATGTACAGAACGGATGATTTCTTCTAAACTATTCCGATTTATGAGTAAAACGATCATAAGTATCCTTAGTTAACATCACAGATGAGCAACAACTCAAGAAACAGCAGGCAGCCAACATCATTATGATAGGTGGTGATTTAAATGGAAAATTTACCATTCTCTGCACAACCATAGCTGAACACAAGCACGAACAGATAAGAGATATCATGGTACTCGCATCAAGATCTTTATCTTTTTGAAATGCAACAACGGGCGCGGTAAATAATCCCGCACCTGGTACAGATACACCGAGTGCATCTAAACCCATAAATTGAAGTAGGAATGATGCCATTTAATATACACTAACAAAAATTATTCCGCAAAGTCGTAATAATATCATATTCTCTCCCCTGAAGCCCTGGGTTTCTTGAGAGTCTCGCCTTGAGTCTCAAGAGTTCCAAGATTGTGTCATCGTCCAGATTTTTGAAAAAGTCTCTCTTTGCGTGCATGTCATCAAGTTGATTAGTTTCCTTCTGAGATTGAACATACGGCCATGTGTGTCTTCGCAACGCAGCGACTTCTTCCTCAAGTTGCCTAATACGGGGAAGAAGCACTTTAGTTATCAAAGTACGAGTCTCCATATCCATGTATTAAAAATGTACCATATCTTTAAGATATGCTGAGGTATGCAGCACTCAATCATGAACTAACAAAAGTCATTAGAGACGTTCATCGCTCTAGCGCTAAAGTTATTTTGGATTATGCGAGAGAGAACTGTAAACTCCATGACGCACAACATGTCAGCGATGTTAATATGACCATGATGTCAAATATTCCAGGAAGTATGTTTGCTCTAAAAATGACTTCATTTGGATCTAGAGAATCACCAACTTTTGCGGTGGCGCACATGAAAAAGATAATTCAACACGCGATAAATAACAATTGTCAAGTCTGTATTGACGCCGAAGATATCCTTTATTCACGAGAATCATATGATATGATGTATGAATTCAATCGTCACAAACCATATGTATTTAAAACATATCAAATGTATCGTAGCGCTGCCCTCAAAGAACTTGAAATGGATCTTCTCGCCGCTGAGAGACATGGTATTAATTTGGGTGTGAAATTGGTGAGGGGTGCTTATCTTGGTAAACAGGTTGGTCTTTTACCAAATAAATTGGAAGTTGATAAATCATTTCGCGAGGGTCTCAATATGTCTCTGGGTGCGAGTGAAAATGTACACACCCTATTGGCGACACATAATTCTGAAGATATCAAATTTGCACGATGTACTCCACATAGAAGATACAAAGTTGCACAACTTTTAGGTATGGGTGAGGATTTTCCAGATTATAGATATGTGCCATTTGGCTCCTTAAGTGAACTTACACCGTATTTATTAAGAAGATTTGTAGAGAGACTTAAATGGTCTTAAAAATATCTTCCAATAGATATTTAATGGTGCAGACTCTCAAGAAATTTGGGTATTGGTCACCTGAACCAGCACCCATTCGTAGAAAACTTCAAATTGTCGCAGCCCAAAGAAGTGAAGAAATCAATTATGAACGGAAGAAGTCTGAAATCACTCGTGTCGCACTTCAACAGATGTACGAGGCACCCTCTTTGAGAGAACCTAAAAAAATTACAGTGAGGCAGATGCGTCTCAAGATGATTCTTCACGAAGCTCTTGACTTGGCGCACTCTATTTGTGAAGACCAAAACGCACAAGAGTGTCTATGGGCGTGGGAAATGGTTGACGAAATTGATGATGCGGCGACACGAGCCGGTGTCAGGTATCAATAATTTTTGTTAGTGTATATTAAATGGAGTACGAAAAGCTCAAAGAAAAGGTCAAGAAGCTTGGCTTCAGGGTGACAAAGGATGTCAAGGGTAAACGCACAAAACTTTCAAAGAAAGAGCTCATGGCGAAGTTGCCCAAAAAGGCTAAAGCTGAACCATCCCTTGAAAATCAAGCGAAGAGTGCCAAGAAGTTTATCAAAGTGTGTAAAATGGTCCTTAAGGAGGCTGGTCCAAATGCACCAAGAGTACAACGTGTTGCCCAGCCAGTACGTATGTCACCAAGACGTG